CCTTTTTCTGTAGAAAGGCAAAGTTAGCGGGGGTTATAAGGTTGCTAAACTACAACAAAGCGTTTAATATAAAAAAATGAAAAAAGCACCCAAACAAATTATTGCGTTTTTGCGTAATCCAAGCACTTGGAACGCAGACGCGTTTGAAACCGCCATCAGGAACGAAGTAGAAAATTCAACTGGTGCGTTAACTGCATCGGATGAACTGCTAATTGGTTCTTTGGTTTTGGTGGTGGAAACTTTAGTGCAAGCGCACATTGGATTATTGGAAAATGGCGCGATTTACCACTACAACGCGGGGGATGCACCAAGCCCCTATTACAAGATAAGAACCGAATCAATGGACAAAGCGATAAAGATTCTTGCCGAACTAGCATTAGTGGCAAGGGGTCGCCCAAAGATTAAAAACAAGGCATCCGAAGTAGATGAGTTATTCGCAACTGCTTGAACCCGCTTTTCAGTACGCTAGGGGCGTAACCCTTGGCGACATTACCGCTTGCGAAGATGTAAGGTTAGCCGCCCAACGATTCCTAGATATGGTGGAACGGCGGGATGCGCCTTACGAATTTGTACCCGAAAAAGCCGAACACATTTTAAAGTTTGCCAAGTTCTGCCGCCATGTTAAAGGTGCGGAAGCGGGCAAGCCTATCCAACTGCAACCGTTTCAAATTTTGTTCCTAGCCGCTATTTATGGGTTTAGGGATAGGAAAGATAAAACGATTCGTTGGGTAACAGATGTAATTTTGTTTGTGCCGCGTAAATCAGGCAAGACAACTTTGGCATCAATCATTGCACTTTACGAATTACAGTTTGGGGATGCGGGCGCGGAGGTGTTTACCTTGGCGACCAACCGCGAACAAGCAAGTATTTGCTTTGATTCATCTAAAGCCATCATTGAAAATATGGTGCATGAGTTTCAGCAAAAGTTTGTTGTTTACCGTAGCGAACTAAAGAAAGCGGGCGATTCCACTTCTACTTACCGTGCGCTATCCCGTGACAACAGAAAAACAGGCGATGGTAAAAACCCATCGTGCGCGATGATTGACGAAGCCGCGCAGATTACAGAACGGTCATCTATTGAGGTTTTACATTCGGGTATGGGGGCGCGAAAGAACCCTTTGCGTATGTATTTAACTACGGCATCGTTTACCCGTGAAACAAAGTTCTTTGAAGATTTAAACCACTTACGCACGGTGCTACGTGGCACGGCAGAAGATAACTACCGATGGTTTGGTTTACTGTATTCCATCGATGCGGGTGATGAATGGTCAAACGAAGAAACTTGGGCTAAAGCCAACCCCATGCTTGGAATATCGGTTACTACCGAACACATTAGGCACATGGCGCACGAAGCGCAATCTAAGCCCGCAAGCCTTAACGAATTTCTTTGTAAGCAACTGAACATCTATGTAAGCGCAAATAGCGCGTGGGTCGATAGACGGTATTGGGATGATTCAGTTTGCCCTATGCCCGAAGATAAACCCGAATCAACTTTTATTGCGTTTGACTTGGCATATAGCCGCGACTTAAACGCCGTATGCACTTTGCACCGATATTCGGAAGAAAAGTTTTTTGCAGAATTCCAATTTTTCTTACCCGAAGAAAGTTTAGACCTAATTCCCAATCACTATAAATCTATTTTTCTGCAAGCCCATGCAAGCGGCATATTGCGGCTAACGCAAGGCAATGTAACCGACCTAAACGAAGTGGAAACCTACATTAAGCAACAATGTATTAAGCACAATGTTAAAGAAATTGGCTATGACCCGTACAACGCCGCGTCATTGGTTGCTAATTTGTATTCCGAGGGTTTACCCGTAAAGAAGGTTGGGCAGGGAATGGCGGTTCTATCTAACCCGTCTAAAACCGCAGAACAATTGATTCTGAAAAAAGGCATCATGCACGATGGCAACCCTTTTGTTGGTTGGCAACTGGCAAACGCGGAGGTTTACACAGATGTAAACGGAAATGTCAAAGTTCGTAAGAATGAAGCCGATACATCCGCAAAAGTTGACGGAATTATTGCAATGATTATGGCTTTGCATTGCCATCTAGACAATGTTTTTATTTCTGATACATTTGGATTTAGAAGTTTTGAATGGTAAACCATCAAGAAATTGGGTAAAAACATGGCTATTTTCGACATTTTCAAGCGCAATAAAGACCAAAAAAACGAATCCAATACGCTATTTGGGCAATCTGCGCTAGGTAATAACATCGTTTATCAGGGCGATAATAAGAACCCTAATGTCAATACTCAGATTCTTTATGTAACCACAGGCGCAACCAATAACGCGGGTCGCCCCGTGGATATGTCATTGCTTACGCGCAATAGCACAATCATGGCTTGCGTTGCGGCAAAAGCCCGCGCCCTATCCCAATTGCCTATTCGCGTGGTTAGCCAATCGGAAGATGGTACTTATGTTGATGCCATTAAATCGCCGCTAGTTGGCGCACGGGATAAGGCTAAAGCCAAGCAAGTAGCAAACCTTTTGGCGCAACCTAACCAATTCCAAAGTACCTATGAATTTTGGTATCAATGGCTTATGTGGTACGAACTTGCGGGCGAAGCATTTACCCTTTGGTGGAGAAAAGACCAAGAAAGCACAACGGAAACCCCGTTAGAAATGTACTTGCTTGATTCAACTTTGATTGCCGTAACAATCACCCCTGCGCGTTACCCATCGTATCGTTTAAGTACGCCCGCTTACGGTTTTAACCGTGATAAGCCGCTGAACTTTAACCAAGTGATGCACATTAAGGAAATGAACTGGCAAGGTTCTGCGGGTTTTAACAAAGGCATTTTGGCGGCAGAACTGGTTTCGCTAGACCAAGATATTGACCTTTACGCAAACTACATCATGCAAAACGGCGCAAAGCCAAGCGGAATGTTTACTACCGAAAGTGTTATTCCTGATGGCAAATATAAGGAAATTGCCGCCCGCTTGAAAGAAGCATGGTCGGCAATGGTTTCTAGCCGCCCAAGCGACCCAAGCAAGGCGGGTCAGGGTATGTTGCTAGACCAAGGCATGAAGTACACCCCGTTAGATATGTTGACCCTACAGGATACCGATGCGGCTAAGTTAAAAGAACAAACCATGAAACGGATTTGCGGTTTGTTTGGCGTTCCCGCGGCAATGATTGGCATCGGGGATTCTAAGTACAACAATACCCAAACAATGATGGATGAATTCTATAAATCCACAATGTACCCAACTTTAATTAACATTCAGCAAAAATTAAAACAACATTTGTTTGTTGGCTACCCTAATTTGTGCATTGAGTTTGATACGCGCAATTTCTTAAAAGGTGCGCCATTAGACCAAATGAATTTTGCTACCGCGGGCGTTACAAACGGGATTATGACCCCTAACGAAGCGCGTGAATACTTGGGTATGCCCAATATTGATGGGGCAGATGAATTGATTGATAAGGGCGGGAAAGATAAACCGATTGTCGGAACATCCCCCCAAGATACGGGCGGGGGCGGTGGAAACCAAACCCGCAAAATGAATATCGGCAAGTGAAAATAAATTGTCCACTATTTTTAAATTAGTGATAGCATCCTTGGCAACATATAAGCCAAATACAGAACCGCCCCCTAAAAGAGGGCGACCCCCTAAAACAATATATGACATCGACCGAACTAAAATCGATGAGGTAATCCATGACCGTAAAAAACCTGATGATGATTTGCGAAGCCAAATTAGTTTTGGAAAAGCAAGGCGCAATGACAGGAAAAATTGAAGCAACCGTAACTACTTGGGGTGCGCGTGAAGGCGCAGACGGTAGGCGGTTTAATTATCAACCCGAAGGTTTTATGAAATGGGCAGAAGAATTTTCTGCATCAGGTCGCCCACTACCGATGTTTGTAAATCACGATGCGGATGCAATCCCCGTTGGTCAATGGGATGCGTTTGAGTTTGACGATACAGGAATGAAAGCCGAAGGGCGTTTGTTTGTCAATACTACGATGGGTTCTGACCTTTACAAAGTAATGCAAGAAAGCCCCGCTATGTTTGGCGGCGTTTCCGTTGGCGCATACGCCGAAGAATATTGCATGGTCGATGCTGAAGGCAACCCTTGCGAAGATTACGAAGAAGGTTATTTCCAAATCACTAAAGGCGGTTTGCGCGAAGTATCCGTAGTGATGTATCCCAACAACCCACAAGCAGAAGTTAGCAGATTGGAATATTTCCGACCTGATGGTTCTGCGGATTTAAAAGTTTTAGAACAAGCCTTGCGTGAAGTTGGGCTATCTAAAAAGGATGCGGTAGCCGCCGCATCTACGTTCAAAAAAGTGTTAGAACTGCGCGATGTAGTTACAACGCCTATTGAAATTGCGCCTATTCTGAGTGAATCAGATGCGGAGGCTACCGAAGCGGAAATTCTCGCGGCTTTAGAAACGCGTGAACTTCTTAAAATTCTTGATACAAAAATTAAAGGTTAAATCATGTCACAAGCAATCATTGAAAAATTGGATGCTATCGAAGCCAAGCAAAGCGAAAGCATTGCCGCCGTTGAAGCAAAAATTCCCGCCGCCGTTGAAGCAATCAAACTGGAAATGCAAGAAACCATTTCTGCTTTGGAAGCCAAAGTAGCATCTATTCAAGCCCCTGCAATCGTCAAGCCCGCTACATCCGTGCGCGGCGATGTAAACCGTTCTGTTAAAGAACAATTGGTTTCTTTCTACAAAAGCAATGCCCGCGTAGAAAAAGAACTGCAAATTTTTGCAGACGAAAGCCAACGCGATGCGTATATGCGCGAGGCATCAGCATTGACAGGCTCAGGCAACAACCAAGGTGGTCGCACCGCTTATGACCCCGTGTTTGCCGCTTTGCGTTTGGCTAACCCCATGCGCGGTTTGTCACGCACCGTAGCAACCGATGGTTCTTCATATCAATTTCGTGTCAAAACTGGTAATGCGGGTGCGGCATGGGGCTATGCGATTCAGAACAACGGCGATGCCACAACTGAAAATACAAGCATTTGGCAATTGGTTCTGCAAGACCTGAATGTTCAATTCCCAATCCGTACTGCGGCTTTGGATGATATTGATGGTTTGGAAGCCAATGTCGTTGACGATATGTTGATGGAGTTTTCGCAAGCCGAAGCCTTGTCAATGATTCAGAATAACGACCAAGCGGCACAATCAAGCACTAACCCTTACGGCGGCACAAATGGCTTGCGTGGCTTAGACCAATACGCGGGTGCTAACGCTACCTATGCGGGTGGTACTTGCTCTACTGCGGCATTTGGAACAAGCGGTACGGGTTCTAATACTGGTTTGCATAGCCTTGCTACTTATGACCAAATTACCACTAACGCAAACACCGTTGGCGCAAACAACATTTCTTATGTTGACGTAATCAATACTATTTATGCTTTGCCACAACAGTATTGGACACCTGACACTAAGTTTATGATTAGCCCAATTTTGTTGAACGCTATTCGCGCATTGCGTGATACAAACGGCGCACCAATCTTTAATCGTAACGAAGGTTTGTCGGTTGAAGGTATCGTAGGTAATTTGTTGGGCTTTGATGTTGTCGTTAACAAGTATTGCGATAACCCATCACAAGCAACTACTGGTTCTGCGGGTACAACTTCTTTGTATCCAATGTTCTTTGGTGATTTCACACGCGGTCACACAATCATTGACAGATTGAACATGATTATGCGCCGCTACGACCAAACCGCGCCGGGCTTTATCACATTCTTTGGTGAAAAGCGTTTGGCTACATCGGTTCGTGACCCTAACGCGTTGATTCGTTATCGTTCAACTGGTACTGCTACTTAATTGCGTTGCCATTAGCGGGGGGCGAAAATCCCCCGCTTTTTTTAAACAGGAATTTAAAATGTCTATCACCGAAAAAATCTTGAACGGAATCAAACAAGCCATCACCGAAGGCGGCAAAGTAAACATCGACTTGCGCGAAGCAAGCGCAATTACTGGTTCGGGTTCGGGTGTCGGTGGTAATGTTGTTTTTGATGATGCGTTTGCGGCTTTGCGTCAAGCAAACCCTTTGCGCCAAGGCTCACGCCAAATTACAGTTACGGGTTCTGATGCCCAATTCGTTGCCAAAACTGGTAACGCCGCAAATTCTACAAACCCTTGGGGTTACACATTTACGCCAAATAGCGGTTCGCCTAATGTGAATACTTCTATTTGGCAATTGCCCGTGCGCGTATTGGTTGCACAATTGCCAATCAGAACGGCGGTGCTAAGTGATGTTAATGGACTTGATGCAACGCTTGTTGAAGATTTGGCACTTGAGTTTGCACAACTTGAAGGTCAATCAATGGTGCTTAATAGCGACCAAGCGGGTAGCGGCACTACATCAACTGGTGCTACTAATGGCTTGCGCGGTTTGGATATGTACGCTAGTGGTGCTACTAGTGCTTTCGGTTCTAGTGGTACGGCTATTACAAATGGCATACATACTATCGCTACGGTTAGTAATGGCGGCACTACGGTAACTTACAACAAAGTTGTAAACATGGCTAACGCGTTGCCCCCGCAATATTGGTCGCTAGATTCAACTGCATGGCACATTAGCCCCGCAATGATTCAAACATTGCGCCAGTTAAAAGATACCGCGGGCTTGCCTTTGTTCTTGGAACTAGGCGAAAAAGATGGTTGCGCAATTGGTCACATTTTTGGTTGGCCCGTTATTCCTAACGCATACCTTTCTACAGATTTCCCAATCTACTTGGCAAACTGGAATCGCTTTTTGACAATCGGTGATACCGAACAAATGAGCATCCAAATGTTTGAACAAACACAGGCGGGTTTTGTGACGATGTACGCAGAAAAAAGAATGGTAAGCACCGTACGCGACCCGTTCGCGGGCGTTCGTATGTCTGCCGCCTAAAGGGGGCTTGGATGTCAGCAAATGAACAAACATTAGGTGCGCCTTTCGGGGCATCTACCCGCAATCCGTTTAGTTATGTAAAAACAGAACAGATTGACCGTGACGTAGTTACGCCTTGGTTAACCTTGGATGAAATCACAAATCAAATAAATTTGTTTGAAGATGAATCCCAAGATGGTTATTTGCGTTCATTGGAAGTAGCGGTTCGCCAAGCCATTGAAGATTACTTAGGCTTATCTATCTTTTCAGTTTCATACCGCGTTTGGTACGGTGCTGAAAACTTAGCCGCATCCCCCGTATGTTTGGATTTGCCCGAAGTATCGCAAAACCAATATCCCGATATGTCGGGCGTACAGATTGACCGCGTAGCGTTTTGGAATAACGCGTTCCCGCCAGTTTTAACGGTAGTTTCGCCTACGCAATACTATTACGATGCAAGCGGCAACAAGGTAATTATTCAATCGTTGCCGACAACCATCAATAGCCAAATGACCGCGCCGATTATTTGCGAGTATTCAACCGCACCTAATCCGTTGCAAACCTATCCCGTTATTAAGCAAGCGGGTTTGCTTTTGTTTACGCACTTGTATAACAATCGTAGCAATACAACTGACAATCAGTTAAAAGAAATTCCGTTTGGCGTGGCAACATTGCTACGCCCATACAAACCTTTGGTGATGTAAATGGCAATAGCACGGTTTGAACAAATTACTGTTAAAAACCTAGCGTTTGCTAAAACTGATTTTGGCGAACAAACAACGGCGCAAACCGATTGGTTTAAAACCCGTGCGCGTGTTCATTCGGTTGCCAACAGTTTAAAGATTTCTGAAAAGTACCGCCTTTATCAAGATGTAGTTAATTTCACTTTGAACTACACGCCTAATACGCGTGAAATGGTGCGTAACCAAAACTTGTATTCAATTACCTACAATGGGTTTGATTGGCGTATTGATAACATCCGTGAATCCGATGATAGGATGATGGTGGTTATCATTGCTTACAGAAACGACCCAGTAACGGCGGTATAAATGGCAACGCAACAGAATCCAGTACAGTACGGCAAAGCGATACAGTTTCAACTGCAAAGCATTGTTACGCCCGTACCCGTGTATGCCGCGTTTAACCGTAACTTTGCAACGCAACCCAAATTTATTGTTTGGATGTTAAGAAATGTTCATCAGGATGTTTATACAGGGCCAGTTCAATCGGTTAAGGGCATCGACCGCCCAACATTTCAGATAAGTATTTTTACGCAAGTAATAGAAGATGGTTTCACTATTTCCAATCAAATACTACAATCGCTACATGGTTATAGCGGTTTGTTTGGTGGTGCAACAAATGGTTTTCAGATTGCTAAAGCAGATGTTTTTTGGCTTTACAACACTTATGACAATGATGAAAAGTTAGCCCAAATTTTTCTTGATTGCACCCTAGATATTCCAACATAAGACAACCCAACAACTTTTGAAGGAACTTTTAAAATGGCACTACCAAATAAAATAATGGCGGGTTTTAGCGCGGCGTTGTATGCCCAATCGGGCGCGACACCTACCGCACTAACACTTACCCAACTTTCAACCCTTGGAAATGTTGCACCTATTGCAGTTATAGGTAATCTAATTCCAGTTGAAGCCGTACCCGCATTTGGGCAAGATGATGCCGTTGCTAGTTTCGGTGTAGCGGGTTCGCGTCAATCTGACAAAATCCCAACGCAATCCGCACCAACATCACTTAGCGTAACTGCCGCATGGAATCCTAGCGACACAATGCTTTTGCTGATGCGCGGCGATGCCTATAGCGGCGTTATTGACCGTACTTTTGTAGTTAGTGCTACCGAAGGGTCAAACATCGTTTATTACGCCTTTAACGCCCGCGTAAGCCAGTTTACGATTGATTCAAGCCCTAGTGCTGAAGCCAAATGCAATTTCACCATTCACCCCCGTGGAAATCTCTACGGTTGGTCTAACAACGCCTAAAGGAATATCATGGCTATACCAAATAAAGTTTTAGCGGGTTTTAGCGCATCGTTGTATATGCAAAGCGCGGCAACGCCTACGCCACTTACAACGGCAAACCTTTCCGTATGGACAGGACAAGTTACAACCATCGTAGGCACGGCGGCTAACGGTACTGGCGGCGCGGGTGTTTTGTTGCCCGTGGAAGCCGTACCCGCGTTTGGTCAAGATGATGCGGTTGCATCTTTTGGCGTAGCGGGTTCACGCCAAAGCGATAAGATTCCTACGCAATCTGCGCCTACATCGTTAAGCATTACCGCGGCTTGGAATCCAAGCGATACCGCGTTATTGCAAATCCGCGCTGATGCCTATAGCGGTACGGTTGACCGTACTTTTGTCGTTGCCGCGGTTGACGGTGCTAATACGGTTGCGTATGCGTTCAATGGTCGCGTTTCTCAATTCACAATTGATTCAAGCCCAAGCGCAGAAGCAAAATGCAACTTTACAATTCATCCGAGGGGCAACCAATATGGTTGGTCTAATAACACATGATGACCGTAGAAGAAGCCGTAGAAGTTCTAAGCACTACCTACCAATCACTTGATGCGGTTGCACAAGGAATGGTAGTAGATGCCGAAGAACTAGAAGATGCAATTGCCGCCGCTGATGCGGATTCTGTAGAAGCGGTATGTTTAAAAGTTCTTAGTAAATACAATACATAATATGCAAACGACAATAAAAGACAGTAACGATTTGTTGAACTTCTTGGTAGCCCAATCCGATTCGCGTAAGGATTGGTTTGGGTTTACCGCACAAAAATTAACTGCTATTTCTTTGGCGCATGATATTGCCGCAAACCATGCGGATAAGTTTACGCCCGATGAAATCGTAGATTATGTGCATACGCTAAACAACGCGTTGTACCAAAAGATTATTAAGCCAATGGGTTAAGTATGTCGGGCGTTACCTACAAAATCGAAGGCTTGAAAAGTGTACTAGCCGCGTTTGAGGAACTAGCATCTGAGATTGGCGACAAGAAAGCACGAAGTTCTATTTTAGTACCCGCCGCACGGGAAGCAATGAAACCCGTGTTAACAATGGCGCAAATGAACGCGCCTAAAGATACTGGCGATTTATCTAGGACAATGCAAATAGAAGCCCGCCGCCCAACCAAGCGCGATATTCGTTCTAAATACATCACCGAAAACGATACAGTAATTGCTTTGGTAACAACTAAAGCGTTTAAGAAAAAACTTAAAAAAGAGTTTTACGAAAAAAATGCGGCGTTGTACAAATCAGATAAAGCGCAATACGACCGAGATTTAAAAGAAGCAAAGCGGCAAGAAGGCGTTTTATCGGATGCCCGTGCCATAGCACAAGAATTCGGCACGGCTAGAAATGGCGCACAACCGTTTTTACGCCCTGCTTTGGAATCCCAAGCCAATCAAACCGCCAAGCGGCTAGGGGAAATTTTAGCAAGGCGAATCAGTAAATACAGGATAAAAAATAAATGACAAAACTAAGTTCGGCATTTGGTGAAAAGTACCAAGCAAAACGAAAAGACCTTTTAACCCGTTCGTTTGTATTGAATGGGCATACCTTTAAGGTTCGCATCCCTTTAATGATTGAATCAGATGCAATCTATAAAAAGGTTTCTAACCCTGATGATGAAACAATAGAAAAAATCTACCAAGAAATTACCGCGCCATTGCGACAGTTTGAAAGCAATCAAACCGAAGATTTTAAATTTATGGATACCGATATTTTGGTTGAAGGGCGTTCAATGCGCGAAGCCGCCAAGAACAAAGCCATTACCGAAGCCCGCATTACTGAATTCTTTAAGTTGTTAGTTCCTGAAATGGAAGGCGTAACCCTTGAAGATTTAACCTATGCCGACATTGAAGAAGAATTCCCTATTGCCGTGCAAATGATGATTGTGGAAAAGATTGGCGAAGTAATTAGCCCAACCTACAGGGAAGCGCGGGGAAACTAATAGGCTCGTTGAAAAGCCAATGCCTAGCCGCAATGATTTTCAACGGGCATACCCTAGAAACAATTGAAGAATTAGACGATGTAACTTTGGCAAACATTCAAACAATGTATGCCGATGGAATGGTTGGAAATTATGGGATTCTTACGCAATTGGCTACCCTGACAAACGGGGTATTTAATTACATGAGAACGGCAAATTCACCGCCATATAAACTAGCCAACATTTTGGGTAGTGCGTATGATTACATCTACCCGCCTTTATCTGCTGATAAGCAAAAGGCGGCAGTAAATGATAGCCTTTTAGCATTTATGCAACAGGCGCAAGGATTTGATAAAACATTGTTTGGGGTAAAAGATGGCTAATATGATTGCCCGCTTAGGCGTAGCCCTAGGAATAGATACCGCGGAATTCAATAAAGGTATTGAAGCCGCGGGAAAGAAACTAGAAAAGTTTAGCGAAGCCGCCGAAAAGTTTGGCAAGATAGGCGCGGTTGCATTGGTTGCCGCAAGCGTTGCCGCGGTTAGATATGCTGATGAACTTTTTGATGTTGCCGAAGCCAATGAAATGGCAATTGGTACAGTTTTAAAATTATCAAATGCGTTGCAAGATTCAGGCGGCAAAGCGGATAACGCGGGCAAAATGCTATCGGCGTTTACCAAATTTATTGACGATGCCGCGGGCGGTTCAGATAAAGCGCAAAAAACTGCTAAAGAATTAGGCATTAGTTTACAGGACTTGGGGAAACTTTCCCAAGAAGAATTGCTAAACAAACTGGTTGCCAACTTAGCCAAAGTTGAAGACCCAATTACGCGAAACGCCAAGGCAATGGAAATATTTTCCAAAGCCGCCAAGGGCGTTGACATGGTTGGCTTTGCCGAAAAGGTATCGCAAGCCAATCCATTGATTGAAGAACAAGAAAAAGCAATCAAAGCCGCCGCAGATGTAATGGAATTTTTTGAGAAAACTTCCCGCGATGTAATGTTGGTATTGGCTACGGAACTTGGGCCAATCCTAAAGTCAACAGTTGATTACATGAAAACAATGAGTGACTACGGCGTGTCACTAAGTGGAATTTTTAAAGTTGTATTTCAAACGGTTTCTGTTCTTGGTGCTAATGTTGCATTTGTCTTTAAAGGTATTGCTGATGAAATTCAACATACCTATGAAAACGCCGTTACCTTAGTTACTAAAGGCGTTGATGCGGCAATAGCAGGAAATAAAAAATACGATGCCTACCGCGCATCACAACGCCAAAACTTAGATTTCTTTGAATCCCAAATAATGGGTACAAGTTACGGGCGTAGTGGTGTCGATGAACGCCGTACAGATAATTTAAAATCAAAATCCAGTAGTAGTGGCGGTGGTCGCCCCGTAACCGCGGCGCGTGATAAAGATGCTGAAGCCGCAGAAAAAGCAAGATTGCGGGCGTTAGAAAAATACTTTGCTGAACTACAACGCCTAGATAAAATTTTATTAGATGTTGCGGGCAAAGAAAATAACGCGTTTACAGATTCATTAAAACGAATTGAAAATGATGAACAAGGTTTAAAAATAAAGAACGCATTGTTAGACATAGAAAATACAACGCGTAATTTGCGTTCTGAAGATATACAGTTAACAAAAGATTTGTATCTTGAAGAACAAAAAAGATTAGAAAATATTAGGGAAATTGAACGCAACAATCTTTTATCTATTGAAGCAAAAGAATATTTGGTTGCACAAGAAAACGCATTAGCCAATGCGACCGAACGCTATTTACGCGCACAAAACCAAGCAATTAAAGCGCAACGCGAAGGAACTACCGAACAAGGCTTTATGAAAGAAGGCGCAAAGTTTTTCCGTGATTTGCCAACCGAATTAGAAAATGGCGCAAAGGCTTTTGGTTCTGTAATGGGCAACATGGAAAGCGCATTAGATAACTTTGTTCGCACGGGCAAGTTATCGTTTAAGAGTTTGGCGCGTAGCATCATTCAAGATTTGATTGCTATTCAATTGCGGGCATCAGCAACGGGTTTGTTTAAATCATTGTTTGGGATGTATGCAAGTGGCGGCTTTGGTACTGGCAACGCATACGGTAATGCTGACATTGGCGGGTTCTTAGCCGATGGCGGTTCTGCTAATGCGAATACGCCTTATGTTGTCGGCGAACGCGGGCCTGAACTGTTTGTACCCCGTTCGTCAGGTACAGTAATTCCCAACCATGCGTTAGGCGGCGCGGGCGGTACTACGATGGTTACAAACAACTACATTAACGCCATTGATACTAAATCGTTTGAAGAACGCTTGTACGGCAGTTCTAACGCAATATGGGCGGCAAATCAGTATGCCAATAAATCGTTGGCGGTGAATAGGGGTCGGGCATGAGTTTCCAAACCATCTTTGATATACAACAATCCATGACGGTAAACAACCGCCGTATGGTTGGACAACAAGTAGCCCGTTCGGGTTATATCACCGTAGCGCAATACCTAACCGCCGTGCCTTGGGTGTTTACTATTCAACCCCATGCCTACCTTTACTATCCACAAGTTCGGGATATTATCCAAACTATTGATAACAGGGATAGGCAATTGCCTGAACAAATTAGTTTTGCAAGTACAAATTTACAATGGTTTGTAAAGATGCGTGGAACGGCTACGGCGGCAACCTTAAACGGTGCGCCCGCGGCTAATACGCAAACACTTGCGCTAACTTCTAACGGCACATTTAAGGCGGGCGATTTCATTATGATTAGCGGCTATGTTTACAAGATTAGCGCAGATAGCGCGGGTTCATCGGTAGGCATACATCGCCCCTTGATTGGTACGCCCGCATCGGGTACAACTGTTTTCTTGGGAACTGCTTGCACATTTAATGTTGTTGCAGAATCATGCCCAACATATACATTAAACCCAATGACGGATGGCGCATTTGTGCAATGGGATTCGCCATTTGTTTTTAGAGAATACATCGTATGACAACAATTAACGCGGTAACTGGTTATCAAATCAACCATGCGGAATTTGTAAAACTTACCGTTGGTACTGCGGGAACTGTTTACACATTCTGCAACGCCGCCGCGCCTATTACGGTTGGCGGCATTACCTTTTCAAACCTTGGTGCGTTACTTAGCGTTGGCGATGTTCAGCGCGATATTAAGGCTACATCGGATGACATGGCTATTCAATTAACGGGCATCAACCCAAGCAATGTAGCGTTGATTTTAAGCAACGACATTAAAGGTTCATTGGTAGAAGTATGGCGCGGGTTCTTTGATTCAAACAACCAAATTATTACTACGCCTACAACGCAATTTTTTAAACGCTACCAAGGAATTATCAATAGCGTTTCTATCACAGAAGATTTTAATTCTGAAGCGCGTACACGCATTGCAACTTGTTCTATTTCGTGTTCATCAATGCGGCGTGTTTTAGAAAACAGATTGTCGGGTGTTAAGACAAATCAAAACAACTGGCAATTTATTTATAGCGGTGATACATCAATGAACCGCGTAAGTGAAATTTCTAATACATTTTTTGACTTTGGTTCACCGCCAAAAACAAATACACAATCAAGCGATACTACAGTAACAGATACAGGATACGTTGACCCGCCATGATAAGACCCGCAACAAGATACGACATACCTAGATTGTTAGAAATTGTAGAGGCTTACGCTTATGAAAACCCTATTAAAAAACTTGGCGAATCGCATAATCACTTTCCCCGCTATGTTGAAGAACTATTGTTTAGCATCATTCAAGGGCGTGGGTTCATTTATATCGATTCGCATCACAGGGGCGCGATTGTGGCTTATAAAAGTTCTAACATTTGGTCGCCCAAAGTAAAAGAATTAAACGAATTGCTTTGGTGGGTAGAACCCGAACATCGTAACGGAACAATTGGCGGTAGGCTTTGGAAAGCGTTTGATGAACGCGCAAAGGAAATGTTAAAAGCGGGCGATGTAGATTTTGTTTGTACATCGATTTCTGCTAACGGCCCGTTTATCGATTACACGCGCAGGGGATACAAAGCCCTTGGCGCAACTTTTGTTAGGGAATGAAATGGTTACAAGTTTAATTATAGGTTTAGAAGCAATTGGCTTTTCTACGGCAATGGCAACCTTTGCCGTTAACTTTGCCGTTTCTTATGTTGTTACCCGTGCCTTTGCAGATAACCCCGAACAACAACAAGACATGGGCGTAAGGCAACAAGTACCGCCAAGCGCGGTTAACGCTATTCCTATTGTTTATGGCAACGCGTACATGGGCGGCACATTTGTTGATGCGGTGCTGACAACCGACCAAAAAACTATGTACTATGTTTTGGCTATTTCAAGCATTAGCCCTAACGGGCAATTTGCTTTTGATACCGCAGATATGTACTACGGTGATAGAAAAATTACTTTTGATGGTTCAGATTTAACTAAAGTTGTTAGCCTTACCGATGAAGCGGGAAATGTAGATACAAAAATTAGCGGCAACCTTTACATCAATCTTTATACATCTACCGCGGGCGGTACTATTACATCCGCTAACGGCGCATCAGCACCTAGCACGGTTATGGGCGGTTCTGATATTGCCGTTGGTCAGCGTTGGACAGGCACAAGGCAAATGAATGGTTTAGGCTTTGCCATTGTCAAACTAATTTATAACCGCGATGCTGATACGACACAATTACAACCTATCACATTTAAAGTAGCGCATACGCTAAACGGAACAGGCGTAGCCAAAGCGGGCGATGTTTGGTATGACTACATGACCAACGCGGTTTACGGCGGTGCGGTAGATGCGGCGTTTGTTAATAGCACAAGCGCAACCGCGTTAAATGCTTATGGCGACCAAATTATTACATTTACAAATAGTAGTGGCGTACCATCTACGCAACCGCGTTACCGAATTAACGGCGTGTTAGATGCGGGGCAAACTGTATTAAGTAACATTGACCGCATAATTTCATCTTGCGATTCTTGGATGACCTACAACGCCGCGTTGGGTCAATGGTCAATTGTTATTAACAAAGCAGAATCTACCGCGTATGCTTTTAATGACAACAACATTATTGGCGAAATTCGCGTTAGTGCAACCGACATTACAAGTTCAATTAATCAAGTTGAAGCGCGATTCCCGTTTAAAGAAAACCGCGACCAAGCCGCATTTGTAAACATTGAAACACCTAGCGGTTTACTGTATCCCAACGAACCCGTTAACAAGTATTCAGTTACTTACGACATGGTTAACGATTCGGTGCAAGCGCATTACCTTGCCAATCGTTTGTTGGAACAAGCCCGCGAAGATTTAATTGTTTCTTTTAGCACTACCTATTACGGAATTCAAGTAGATGCGGGCGATGTAGTTAGCGTTACCAATACTGATTACGGATGGGCAAGCAAACTATTCCGCGTAATGAAAGTTAACGAAGCATCATTACCCGATGGTTCATTGGGTGCTAAATTAGAACTTAGCGAATACAACGCACAAGTTTATGATGACCAAGACATAACGCAATTTACGCCAATTCCAAATAGCGGTTTATCATCGCCCGTTTTCTTTTCATCATTAACCGCGCCAACGGCTACGGGTTTCCCTAGCGCGGTTGTTCCAAATATTAGCGTACAAGTTTTTATACCCGTTACGGGGCGCGTTACTTTTGTAAATCTTTTCTTTACAACAAGCGCAACGCCTACCGCATCGGATTGGAAATTACTTGCATCGGCAAATTCAAGCAATAGCCAACCTATTGGCAACAACTTTAACTATACTTTTACAAACAATATTATTAATACGGGAACGTATTATTTTGCCTACCTTGTTGGTAATGAAATTGGGCAATCTGCTTTAAGTACGGCAAGTAGCGCATTTGTTTGGAATCCGGTAGCCCCCGCGGGGCAAGCCGGTCCGCTTGTCGATATATCCGGATTTACCGCATTTAGCAAATCAAGCACGGGCGTTATTACGCCATCTTCGGTAACGCTTACGGCGGTTACGCAGAATGTTACATCGCCTACATATGCATGGGCAATTACGGGATCAACGCCTACAACCGGCTCGGCATCTACCATTCTTATTACGCCCGATTCGGGGGCAACTAGCGTTACCGCTTCTTTAACTGTTAACGGTAGTAACCTAGCAAGCGCCATTACAAGAACCATAACAATGGCTATTGTTGATGATGGCGCAAACGGAACTACGGGCGTTCAAACGGCGCGCCCTACTGTTTTTCAATGGGCGCTATCAACGCCATCCATTAGCGGTACATCTACCTATACATGGGCAACCGGCGCATATACCGCCCCTAGCGGTTGGTCAACCTCTATTACTACCGCCCCAACCGCCGGCTATATTTTGTATGCGGCAACCGTTCCTATAACGGCATCGGCAACCGCAACAACAACAACGATTAATTGGACAACGGCAAGTATTATTGTTTCGGGTTACGCGGGTACTAATGGAACAAATGGTACGGATGGAACAGATGGTACAAATGGTACGGATGGTACGGATGGTACTAACGGCGCATCGGCAAGAATTATGTATGCGCGCATTGCAAGCAACCCAACGCCCGTATCGGGAACGGTAACGGTAGCCGGCGATAACCGCCCAACGGGTGCGCAAGCAAGCGCGGTATGGGGCGCGGCATTTAATGTTACTTGGTATGCAAATGATCCAAACCCATCAAGCAATGATTCTTTGTACCAAGCGGATGCCATCTACAACGGTACTTCTACCTTTTGGTCAACCCCCTACATTTCATCGCTAAAAGTTGGCGCGCTTTCCGCCGTATCTACTAATACCGGTAGCCTAACCGTTAGCGGAACATTCCAAGCAAATACCGCGGCAATTAGCGGTACTACGATGACGGGTTCGGGGGGGGTACTTTATTCAACCGGTAACTTTGCGTTTGGTAATCCAACAACTAACATTTCTTTTAACGGCACTCAAATGTCGCTAAACGGTAATGTTGTTGCTACCGGAAACATCAATGCTAATGCCGTAACATTAACTTCTAGTGCTTTTACATCCGCAACATATTTAAACACTACAACCGCATATCAAGATGCACAAACATTATCAATAACAACTAACGGAAGCCAAGTTTATGTTTCTTCATCCGGTAGCCCCGTTTCCGGTATTTATATAGATGGAGATACCCAAGGTTCGTTTAGTCCGCAATTTAGATTGGTTAGAGATTCAACCGTTTTAATGCAAGGCGGTTTTAACCCATCAATGTCTTATAGCGATACGCCATCAGCGGGAACTTATACTTATAGATTGCAAGTTCTTAGTCAAACATCGCAAGGCACTCTACAAGATTATGCAGGGATTTCTAATCGTTCATTATTTGCAATTGAGACAAAACGATGAGTTACACAATTTACAATCAAAATAGCGGACAAATTCTTAGAATTGTTCAAACAACTAATATTCAAGAGCAACTACAAGATGGCGAATCATACATTGATGGCGCAATTGATGATTCTGCTTATTACATTGAAAATGAATCGCCAATAGCAATACCGCCTAAACCTAGCCAATATTCAGTTTTTGATTTCACTACAAAGCAATGGGTTGAAAACGAAACAATGGCAATTTCTGATGTTCTTATTAAACGGCAAAGATTGTTGTACGCAAGCGATTGGACGCAGATACCGAACAACCCGCTAACCGCAGAACAACAAACGGCTTGGGCAACCTACCGGCAAGAACTACGCGATATACCGCAACAATCCGGCTACCCATTTAATGTTGTTTTTCCCGTTGCCCCAATTTAATTAAACGGCTAAAATTTAAACAAGATAAGATACCAATTCCCCGCGGGTACGCGGATGTTCGACCTATGTATAGGGAACGCTAAACATGGCTTTATTTTCTAAGAATGTCATTACGCAAGTAAGCGGATTTGACAACCCGCTAATTACGGGCGAATTGGTCTATAACCAACGATGGTATTGGAATATAACAATTCTTAATATCGCGGGTACGCCAGTTGACCTATCTACGGCAACAATTACCGCGGATATTGCGCGTAGGCAAATTTCAAACTTGATTGATACCCGCAACGGGTTATCGTTTGATGTAGCCAACTACGCTACCGTTCCTACGCCTATCAACCTAACGATTACCAATAAGGTAAACGCCGCGGGTTCTTTTACATTGGTAATTGATGATACGGCTTGGGGCTTAATTAACACCGACCCTCAACTAAAAATTGATGAACAAAACCCCGTTTGCTTTACGGGGAAAATTAAGATTTCATTTGCCGCCGCTTCTCCAACGCCCGCCGAAGATGACATTATCTTTTTAATGTTCTTGGTTCGTTCGGATGGTGTTACTGTACTTTAAGGGGATTTGAAAATGGCTATTTCTAAAGTTGTTGTAGTTGACGGTAACAACCTTATTGTTCGCGTTGACAGGGGCGTTGCGGGTCGCGGCGTAACGGATGTTGAACCCGTTGTTATAGATGGTTCGTTGTACCTTATTTTTACTTTTTCTGATGGCACTACCGACACGGTTGGCCCAATCAGCACAATTCAATATGTTGGAACATCGCCAATTGTTGTAAACGGTTCAACAATCAGTTTAACTACCGTTCCCGTTAACTTAGGCGGTACGGGACAAGTTACCGCCAACGCGGGTTTTAACGCCCTTGCGCCTACGCAAACAGGCAATACAGGCAAGTACCTTAAAACTGATGGCACTAATTCCGCTTGGGATTTGCTAGACATTTCTACCGCCGATATTACGGGTACATTGCCCATCGTCAACGGCGGTACGGGGCAAACTACTGCTAACGCAAGTTTTAATGCGCTTGCCCCTAGCCAAACAACTAATACGGGAAAATATCTTAAAACCGATGGAACAAATACATCTTGGGATTTACTAGATATTTCTACCGCAGATATTACTGGCGTATTGCCCCTTGCCAATGGTGGTACTGCATCATCTACTGCAAGCGGTGCGCGTACTAACTTAGGTTTAGGCACTATTGCTACACAAGATGCAAGTAGCGTTGCTATCACGGGCGGTAGCATTACGGGGATTACTGACCTTGCCGTAGCCGATGGCGGTACTGGTGCTAGTAATGCCGCTGATGCACGAACTAATTTGGGTTTAGGTACGATTTCTACACAAAACGCATCAAGCGTTTCTATTACTGGCGGCACTATTACAGGAATCACCGACCTTGCCGTTGCTGATGGCGGTACTGGTTCAAGCACCGCGGCGGGTGCAATGGTTAATCTATTGCCATCGTACACAGGCAACGCAAACAAACGCCTTGGTTTAGATGGCACGGCTACGGGTTTGGAATGGGTAACGGATGGTGGTGGTACGGTTACATCGGTTGATGTATCGGGCGGCACTACGGGTTTGTCCTTTAGCGGTGGGCCAGTTACCACAAGCGGCACAATCACACTAAGCGGCACATTAGATTTAGACAACGGCGGTACAGGCGCAACAACCGCGGCGGGCGCAAGAACTAACCTTAACGCCGCTGACCAAGCCTTAACGCTGACCGCGGGAACTGGTTTGTCGGGCGGCGGCGACCTTACGGCTAATCGTAGTTTCAGCATCACAAATACGGGCGTTACCGCGGCGGCTTATGGTGCGGCATCTAAAACGCTAACGGCAACGGTTAATGCACAAGGTCAACTAACTGTTTTAGCCGATACGCCTATTGCTATTACCAATACCCAAATTTCGGGGCTTGGTACTATGTCAACGCAAAACGCTAATGCGGTTGCGATAACGGGCGGCACAATTACTGGCATTACAGATTTGGCGGTTGCTGATGGCGGCACGGGCGCAAGCGATGCGGCAGGGGCAAGAACAAACCTTAACGCGGCTAACCAAGCAACAACCATTACCGCGGGTACGGGGCTTTCGGGCGGCGGTGATTTATCTGCTAACCGCACAATCGACATTGCCAATACAACGGTAACGGCGGGTGCATTTGGTTCTGCATCTAACACCCTTACGGCTACAGTAAATGCACAAGGTCAGTTAACCGCATTGGCGGCAACCCCAATTGCAATTGCAAATACTCAAATATCGGGTTTGGGTACGATGTCAACGCAAAATTCCAATGCCGTAACTATTACGGGTGGAAGCATCACAGGCATTACAGACCTAGCCATTGCTGATGGCGGTACAGGCGCATCTAACGCCCCTGATGCGCGTTCTAATCTTGGCTTGGGTAGTGCGGCAGTATTGAACGCGGGCGTTGCTTTAGGCGTTGCTACGCTAGATGCGGGCGGTACTGTACCTTTGTCGCAAATCCCTGCAAGTATTCAGGGCGGCGTAAGTTACCAAGGCGCATGGAACGCATCAACCAATACGCCTACGCTTGTATCTAGCGTTGGTAGCAAAGGTTATTATTATGTTGTTTCCGTTGCGGGCAATACAAACCTTAACGGTGTAACCGATTGGTTGGTAGGCGATTGGGCAATCTACAACGGTACGGCATGGGAAAAGATTGATAACACCGACCAAGTGGCAAGCGTTAACGGCTACACGGGCGTTGTTGTTTTGTCTAACACCGATGTTGGCGCACCGCCTACAAGCCTAACAATCAGCGCGGGAACGGGTTTAAGTGGTGGTGGTAGCCTAGCCGCCAACCGCACCCTTTCAATCGCTAATACAACCGTTACCGCCGCGCCTTATGGAACTGCAAGCGCAGTACCTACATTTACAGTAAATGGTCAGGGTCAACTAACCGCGGCATCTGATGTAACGATTGCTATTGCCAATACGCAAGTATCAGGGCTTGGCACAATGTCAACCCAAAACGCAAATAGCGTTGCCATCACAGGCGGTAGCATCACGGGCATTACCGATTTGGCTATTGCTGATGGTGGAACGGGTGCAAGCACCGCCCCTGATGCGCGAACAAATCTTGGGCTTGGCACTATTGCAACGCAAGATGCAAGTTCTGTAGCCATTACAGGCGGTTCAATTAACGGTACAACCATTGGCGCAACTACGCCATCAACAGTAACGGGAACAACGGTTACGGCAACAACTTTGGTTGTTAACGATAACGCTACGCTTGGTTCATCAAATACTGATACTGTTACTTTTAATGGTCGAGTAAATTCAGATTTAGAACCCGCTACTGACAACGCTTATGACTTGGGTAGAACAGGTCACGAGTGGCGTAATTTGTATTTGACGGGTACAGGCAACATTGACAATTTGATTGCTGATACTGCGGATATAAATGGCGGCACTATTGATGCAACTGCTATCGGTAGCACAACGCCATCATCGGGTGCGTTTACAACTGTTACCGCATCTACCGCAATTGGCGTTGCTTCAGGCGGTACGGGCGTTACAACTTCTACGGGTACTGGTTCGGTAGTTCTATCTACAAGCCCAACATTGGTTACGCCTTTGCTTGGTACGCCTACATCGGCTACTTTAACCAACGCAACTGGCTTACCACTTACAACGGGCGTTACGGGTACATTGTCAATTGCTAACGGCGGTACAGGGCAAACAACGGCGGCAACGGCTATTACCGCGTTGTCGGGTACGCAAACATCAGGCTATTATTTGCGTTCAGATGGAACTAATACGGCACTTGCGGCAATCGTTGCGGGTGATGTACCAACGCTAAATCAAAATACGACAGGCACGGCGGCAAACATTACCGCATCAAGCAATGCAACGCTAACAACTTTAAGTTCTTTAAGTTTGGCAGGGTCGCAAGTAACAGGCAACATTTCAGGCAATGCCGCAAATGTTACAGGTACGGTTGCTATCGCTAATGGCGGTACGGGTCAGACTACGGCTAACGCGGCGTTTAATGCTTTAGTGCCAAGCCAAACGGGTAACAATGGTAAGTACCTTACAACCGATGGTACGGATACATCTTGGGCGGCAAACCCATTAGGTACGGTAACAAGCGTTGGCGGTACAGGAACGGTTAGCGGCATTTCATTGTCGGGAACTGTTACAACATCAGGCAATTTAACTTTAGGCGGTACGCTTAATTTATCTAGCCCGCCCGCAATTGGTAACACAACGCCAAGTACGGGTAACTTTACAACGCTAACTGAAAATGGCGTTGCAGTAGTTACGCAATCCGATATTGGTAGCGCACCTAATGAAATCCCATTAAATCAATATTTAGGTTCATTGGCTTACCAAAATGGCGATGCGTATTTCAATACGGGCATGACTGTCGGATTCCGCAACCGAATCATCAATGGTGCAATGACAATTTCACAAAGAGGTGCAAGTCCAACTATTACTGGTGGCGGAGATTATTCGGTTGACAGATACATAAATTATTATTCGGGTAATGTTTTTACATCTGTTCAATCAACAACTGCGCCCGCAGGATTTATAAATAGTTTGTTGTTGACGAATACAACGGCATCAGCATCGCCAACATACAGTTTTTTTGGACAAAAAATTGAAGGTTTAAATTGTTTTGATTTAGGTTTTGGAACTTCTAATGCTTCAATAGTTACATTGTCATTTTGGGTTCGTTCAAGCGTAATTGGTATCTATTCTTTTTCGTTAAGTAATTCAGATGGTAATAGGTCTTATGCGGCTCAATACACTATTAATACTGCAAATACTTGGGAATTAAAAACAGTAAGCATTGGTGGTGATACAACTGGAACGTGGTTAACAACAAATGGAACAGGAATCTTTATTCGTTGGAACATGGGAACAGGACAATCGGGTAGGCTTATTTCTGCGGGTTCTTGGCAAACGGCTAATGCTGATGGGGCAACGGGTTCAACTGGTGCAAACACTTGGGCTAATACTGTAGACGCAACCTTTTACATTACAGGCGTTCAACTAGAAAAAGGCAACATAGCAACATCGTTTGATGTGCGACCTTATGGGACTGAGTTTCAACTTTGCCAAAGGTACTATCAACAAATTGGTGGTGGCGCGGGTGAAATTCCATTTTTAGGAAATGCAACGGGCGTAAATCAAGGTTATGCCGCTTATCAATTCCCAGTACAAATGCGAACCGCACCTACATTTGCGCTTACTGGAAGTTGGAGTTGGACTAACCAAACTTTTACTTCATCATTTTTTTGGACATCATCAGGTTCACTTTTTCCAACGCCAAGAAATATATTCATTTCAGGAGTTGTTTCAAATACTTTGGTAGTTGGCAATTCACTTATTGGTCAAACTGCAGGTGCAACAACAGACCTAATTAAATTTAGCGCGGAGTTATAAATGTATAAGTTAATTAAAAACCCAATTACACAAAATGTTGCAGTTGTCAGGCGTTTATCTGATGGGGCTTGCATACCAATGGTAGAAGCCAATAGTGATTACCAAGCCTACCTAGAATGGCTTGCTGAAGGCAATACACCCGAACCCGCAGATGGAGAACAAGCATGAGCATCCAATCAAACTTTCCCGCTATTGCGCCAAGCCTACTATTGGATTTTGCTAACACAAAGCAATTAGATAACCGCATTACTTTTACCCGTTCAACCCCCGCGGTTTACTACGATGGTAAAACTACTGCAATGGCAGAACAGAATTTGTTTCAACAAAGCCAAACATTTGAGAATTCACCTTGGAGTCCTACGGCTACAACAATTAGTGCAAATGTTACTACTGCGCCTGATGGTACAAATACAGCAGATTCTCTTGTTCCAACTACAGAAGCAACTGCTAATCATCAATTTGCTCAAAGTCTTAATTTAGTAGCAAATGCAAATTACACAATTTCTATCTATGTGAAAGCGTTTGGCTATACAAAATTTGCTTTTAGAGAATCAGCACAAACTGGTGCTTATGCAACTTTTGATTTGGCAAGTACAGGTTCAGTAATAGAAACAGGGAATGTTGGTGATGTTACTATTTTAGGAGCAACAATTACTAGTGTTGTAAATAGTTGGTTTCGAGTAACCATAAGTTTTGTATCAACTTTAGCAGGGTCATTTGGTATGGGATTTTTCCCATTAAATGAAAATTACACTACAGGTCAACCTTATAACGCAGGAACAGCCACAGGAAATGGAACAAGTGGTGTTTACATTTGGGGCGCACAAGCAGAACAACGTGCAACCGCAACCGCATACACCGCAACAACAACGCAACCCATCACAAACTACATTCCTGTTCTACTAAGTGCGGGTGGTAATCAAGCAAGGTTTGATTGCAACCCTACTACGGGTGAATCTTTGGGTTTGTTGATTGAAGAAGCAAGAACGAATTTGCAAGTATATTCTTCTGCTTTTCAAGATAACGAGTGGACTAAATTAGATCTTTTAATTGGGATAAACGCAATTACTGCCCCCGATGGCACTTTAACTGGTGACAAACTTATACCTAACACAAGCAATACATTTCACATAACTTACGGGCAAGCAGTAAGCGGTAGCGGTTCTTTCACAATGTCAGTATTTGCTAAAGCGGGGGGGTATCCTAGGTTAGCAATTAGAGAAAGTAATGTTACGGGTAATGGGGCAATGTTTGACTTATCAAGCGGAACAGTTATTTCATTATCTAATGCAACGGCAACAATTACACCCGTGGGTAATGGTTGGTATAGATGCACCGCAACTGTTGCTTGGGGTACTGGTTATAACTTAGGCATTGCGGTTGCGCAAAGTACAGATACATCATTGCTTCCATCATTTGCGGGTAATGGATTTAATGGTGTTTATGTTTGGGGCGCACAACTAGAAGCGGGTGCGTATGCAACATCCTACATTGCAACAACTTCTGCAAGTGCTACAAGAACGGCGGATGCGGCAAGTATGGTTGGAACTAACTTTAGTAGTTGGTTTAATGCAGGGCAAGGTTCTGCATATGTTGAGGGAACAGGTGCGTATGCGTTTTCATGTACTGAAGGTGGAAATCAAAGTTATGCAAATTTTTGGCTTATTGGCGACATAAGCACTACTGGTGTTGATAGATATATAACAGGAAATTACAATTCAACCAATCAATGGGAAGGTCGGCAATTTTCAACTAAAGCCCAAAAAATGTCATTTGCTTATGCGTTTAATGACATAGCAGGAACATATAACGGAACACTACAATTTACAGATTCCTTTGCAATTTTGCCAATTAATTTAATTGCGGCATATATCTCACCAAACATGACAGGTTGGGTTAAAAAAGTTTCCTATTACCCATTGCGTTTGACAAATACAAACTTGCAAGCCCTAACAAGTTAAGGAACATCATGGATTACAGATTCACATTCACCGATGAAGCCCAATGGTGGGAACTTGCCGATGCAAATGGTTGGGTTCAATACGAGTATGAACCACAACCGCCTACACCTATTGATGAACCGCAACCTGAACCCATTGTTAAGCGCAAATGGATTGCTTATCCTGACATTGACTTTGTGGTTATTGGTACGGTGTACGAACCATTGCCGCCTACACCGCCCGATGAACCGCCGCCTACGCCTATCCCTTACGATGGCTATGCAGTAAACATTCGGTTTAACAATGGTTCTGTTTTGCCTGATAACTTGGTTGCATTTGTTATTGAACCCGCTAACCCTCAATACACTTTTGCGGGTGGTTGGGAACAAGGGGCAATTTAAATGAACGAAACTGAAGCAAGGTTAGATAGCCATGAAGCCGTTTGCACATTGCGTTATGAAATGCTTTGTGCGCGGCTTAAACGGCTAGAAGGCGTATTGATAAAGGCTTGCGGGGCTATGCTTATCGGCATGGCGGGCGTGATTTATTCATCTTTGGTACATTTGAAATGAAAGATTACGCCGTTGCATTTGTTGCGGCGGTTTGCATTACGGCATTTGTTATTTTTTGCACATACATCATTGCATGGGCAGGGTGGTAGTAAATGCGTTGGTTGCTTGTGGTTTTTCTATCAGCATCACAAGCGGCATCTGACAAGACAGAATATCGTTGTATCCGATGGGCATGGTCGGGTGATGTTTATAACCGAAAGGTTGTTTGCCTTGAATGGGTGAAAGTTGTACGGAAATGATAGACCCCATAACCGCATTAGAAGGGCTACAGAGTGCCATAGCAGTAGTTCGTAAAGCCGCCAAGATTGCAAACGATTTAGGCGGGTTAGCGGGCGTTGTTGGCAAACTATTTGATGCGCGTAGCCAAGCGACCAAGGCAATGGTTGAAGCCAAAAGGTCGGGCAACAAATCCAATTTTAGCGTTGCAATGCAAATCGAAAATGCGTTGATGGAAACCGCTAAGTTGGAATCCCAATTGCAATTGCTTTATATGCAGACGGGCAATATTGACGTTTGGAATAAGATTAAAGCCCGAGCCGCTGAAATGGACAGGGATGATGCCATTGCCGCCCGTAAAGCCAAAGAAGAAGAACAACGCCAAAAGGATTTAGAAGCAGAACAAATGCAATGGGCGGTTGCTATTGTTGTTCTTGTTATGTTGATTGGCGCGGTAGGTTGGGGTCTTACACAAATTGCCGAACTATGCGCTACGACAAGGTGCGGGCGGTGAATGAGTACCAAAAACAATTTGACCAATTTCTTAAAATCTTTGTTAGGTTATGTATCGTGATATGGGTGCTTGGTCTGCTAAAGTTCATTCCTGATTCTTTAGCAGATAAGATTGTTTCTAAACTTCTTGGAATGATTGGACTGTAATGCTTTCACTATTTTCTACACTTGGCGGCTTACTCATTTCGGGTTTGCCCAAACTACTTGATTACTTTCAAAACAAAGCCGACCAAGCGCATGAACTTGCTTTGGCTAGGGTGCAAACAGAACGCGAACTACAGTTAGCCGCCGCGGGGTTTGCCGCCCAAGCGCGTATTGAAGAAATCCGCACTGACCAAATTGCAATGGAAACAGAAGCGCAAATGACCGAAGCGGCACTAAAGCATGATGAAAAGGTTTTAGAACGCGCTTCTACTTGGGTCGCTAATTATGTTGGCACGGTGCGCCCAACTGTTACCTACATTTTTGTTTTTGAACTTTGCGCTATCAATGCTTGGATTGCGTACTACATCTATACACGCCCTAGCCTTGTGCAAAACATGGATGATTTAATTCGTTTGTCCGACATCATTTTTAGTTCGGATGAAATGGCTATGCTTGGCGGCATCATTGGTTTTTGGTTTGGTTCACGCGGTTGGAACAAGAAATGAAAATCAGCAAAGAAGGCGAACATTTAATGCACTTCTTTGAGGGCTACAGAACGCGCCCGTATCGGTGTAGTGCCGCGATTTGGACAATAGGTTTTGGACACGCAATGTATAGCGACCAACTAGCCTTGCCAAACATTCGTAAAGAAGGTTACACGGGTTTAATCCGTGGCGACTATCAACTAAAAGAAGGGGATAACCGTGCGTGGTCAAAAGATGAATTGGTCGATTTGTTCAAAATGGACATTGATATTTTTGAACGTGGTGTTCTTAGACTTAGCCCTAATTTGGTTGGTCATCAAAGCAAATTCGACTCTATTGTTTCTTTTGCATACAACGCAGGGCTTGGAAACTATCAGCGTTCTACCATTCGCATGAAAGTAAATCGCGGCGAATGGGATGACGCGGCTACTGCTTTTATGAGTTGGACAAAAGCGGGCGGCAAAGAAGTAAAAGGTTTAGTTAAGCGCAGACAAGCCGAACGCGCTTTGTTTCTAAGTTAACTTTGTATTTGGTTAATGTCAAACCTATCCGACATAACTTCTTCATAGTTAAACCGCTTGCCAAAACATTCGCTGATGTAAATTTCTTGGTCGCCGTATGCTACTAAGGTACGGTTATAAACAAATGCTTTTTTAGGCAAGCGCACTTTACCGCCAACAAAGTTATGCGCCTTGTTGGTAAGCCGCCAAACGCCCGCGCCTTTCTTTTCTTTATCATCATTAGGCGCAGATTCAACCAAACCCCAATGCCGCATTGTTGAAAATGATTTTGCCCGCATCATCCAACGCGGTGCTACTTTTGCGGTATGAATCCAACCATCTGCATCTTGTTCGTTCTTCTTCATCCAAAGAAGTGAAAGCGCGTTAGTTTCATCAAGATGGAATGTGTTTATCTTTCCCCATCTTGCACAACAAGGGCAATTACCGCCATCACCCTCAAGAACTTTTTTGTAATCGGCGCGTAGCCTTTTTAAATATTCTTCTTCAAATAAATCGTTCATTTTGTAATGTCCTATAAATTGGGGTACTTGATTTCCCCCGTTTTTATTTAGAAGGGCGCATCGTCATCAAATACAGGCGCGGATTGCTTAGTTGTTTTGGGTTCTAGCGGCGGTTTAGCACTAAGCCAACCATCCCAATTAAGCGGCACATTATCAATCTTTAGGCTAATGCCCTGCCCTTTATCCCAAAGCGTACCAACCTTGGCAAAGCGTTTTTTGTTATTGCCTTGGGCATCGGTGTATTCGCCTACTACGGCGATTAAATCTAATTTAGTTGACATGGTTTAATCTTTCATTCAGTTTACTAATTTTGGCATCAAGTTCGGCTAAGAACTTAATTACTTCTTCTTTAAGCATTGCCACATATTCCGCATCAAATTCAACGCGCTTAACAAACATTTGTAACCCGCTTGGTAGGCGTGGGTCAAACGATACGAAATCTGCCCATGTGCGACCCGTGCAAGACATTTGCCATTGCATTTGGGTTATGTACTTTGTCGGTACTTGTTCGCTAATCAATGTATCAATGTGCGTTGCCGTGTTAGGGCATTTAATTTCCAGTAAGCCAAACACGCCTACCAAGCCATCAGGCGAAGCCCCTGCGCGTTCAATTGTTGGGTGGGCAATGTACCCTACTTCATCAACCAAAACATCGGCTATAGATTCATAAGCGGCGCGGGCAAGTGGTTCGGTTTCTGTACCCCAAGCCATTGCCGCATTTGTGTACGATTCTGCAACCGTACCCGTCATTCGTTCGCAAATTAATTGCGCCATGTAGTTTTCGCGTGATGCTGAATAACCGCTTTTGGTTTTGGCAATTACATCAGCAACGCGGGATGCCGTGACATTACCCAAGCGGGCGGCAAACCATTCGGGCGTACCTTGTTCAACTTTTTCAATCATAGTTTTGCCTTTACTTTATCTTTGGCGGCAATCACTTTCTTTTGCCAATCAGGATTGCCATTACAAGCGGTATAGGCGGCTTTATAGGCGTTCTTTAAACTATCTTGGTCGGTTGATGCCTCAATAGCGGCTAAGTGGTCTATAAGCGCGGTTTCATCAATCGTAGGCTTACGCACCGCGGCATTGCCATCATCATCTTCAGGGGCTTGCCCCGTAGCCGCCATCAATGAAGCCCTGCGGATATAAGTTAAGCACGACATAAAACCCTGCGGGTCATGCTTGGGTGCGGGAAAGAATAATTTGCCGCAATCTAAGCGTTCGCCCGATTCATGCAAAAAACTTGTTTCGCAAATAATGCCATCGATATGTTCTGATGTAGTTTGAAACAAAAAAATGCCGTTGTTGTTTAGCGCATCTATAACCGCTTCAACGCAAGAAGCAAGGTCAGCGTAGCGGGATTTGAAATGCGGGTTTGTAGATGTCTTTAAAGCAGGGCCAAACGCCTTTTGTGCTTTGACCAATGCGGTTGCTAAGTTTTTCATTCTGCGCTTTCTATGTAGATGGTTAATCGTTTAATTCGGTCGGCGTGGTAATCCGACATTCGCTTGGTGTATTCCATTGCTGATTGGGCATCTAGGAAACGGCGTTTTGCTTCTTCAAGTTCTTTAACCGCCATTTCTTTTGCGGATGGCAAACGCCACAATTCTTTTAAACGATAAGTTAAGTTCATGTTTACCCCCGCCATGCCAGTAGTACACCAATGCCGCCAAAGATGATGATGGCTAATGCACATTCAATTAAAGTTGTAATGATTTTGTGTTTCATGTTTTATCTTTAGATGTTAAGAAAAGTGTTATCGCGTACAGAATCGAAAATGTCATTTAAAGCGCGGTATTCGCCGTAGGCAACAACGCGGTCTAAATCGGTTTTATCTTTAATTTGGTTTGTACCGTTATCAGATACAAAGCCCCAAATTTGTTCCATCTTTGCAATTTGATTTTGCAATTCGTTAAGTAGGTTTTCTTTGCTAAAGCGAATCATTGTCTTATCCTTTAATGTAATTTATTAAGCAAACTTTTTAATAAACGCGTTCAACTTGCGAACCTGACCAACTGCCCATGCGCGTTGTTCTGCACCGTTTTCACCAATGTAATCTTCATTGTTTAAATGACCATCTTCATGGAAACAACTAAGAACATATTTGGCTTCATGCACAATTTCTGCATTGGTGTAATCGGTAACTTGCTTATTGTCATCACGCGCAATTTGCTGAAGGTTGTTAGCCAATTCATCGATTGCCATTGCTGATTTAAGTATTGCGGTCATTTGCTTTGCCTTTCTAAAAGACCCCTAAAGTTGGGGCGTTGATGAATTATAAGTTACCTAATAAAGATATGTCAACACTTTTTTAAAATATTTTTAAATTATTTTTTGTAGGGGCTTTCGCCCCGTTTTTTTTAATCTTGCAGAACGCGAAGGTCAGGGGTCAGGCGTACACGGTTGCCAAGTTCATCAAAGCCAAATGCAATTGCATCAGTAACTTTGCGAATTTGACCAACACGGTTTGTCCAAACTAAGTTATGTTTTTTTGGCAAGCAAGCCCACAGGTTGCAAATACCGTTGGTTTGTGCAGTAGCAATAAAATCTGCAATAACCATTTGTTGTGTGTGTGATGTTGTTGAGTAAGCCATTTTGATTTCCTTTAAGACCCCGTGCGATTTGCTAGGGCATGAATGAATTATAAGCCAACTTATACCTATGTCAACACTTTTTTAAAATTATTTTCTAAGTAGTTTCCCTAACGGGGGTTTTCGCCCCCTTTCCTATTAAGCCGCTTGTAATTTTCTCCATGCTTGGCTACCAATCCAAGTTTTGTAAGTTTTGCCGTTCTTGTCAAACTTGAAGTAAACCCGTGCGCCCTCTACTGATGTGCAGATGCAAACATTGCCTTGGGCATCAATCTTTTGGTCGCGGGGCATAATGAATTCAGCGGCGGGTTTCTTTTCAACTTTAACCAATTCTTTACCGTGGAATTCGTTAGCGATTTCAACCATGCTAGTTACAAAATCTTTGCCCATTGCGGCACTTCTACGCAAATCCCAAACAATAGATTCAACTGCTTGTTTTTGCTCATAAGCGGTTGCATCAGCAAAATTAACAACTTCTTTGCCGCCAAGGGAATTGCGACCGTTGATGTTGCGTGTAATTGTTGTTGGCTTAACTTCGCCTGATTCAATGCGGTTTGCTTTAGAAATCATGTCGCCAACTTCTTTAGTAACTTGGGCAACCAATTTGTCGGTATGGTCACGGCTAACTTGCATTGGCACAAAGTTTTTGCCTGAACATACGCCGCTAAACCAACCACATTCGACCGTGTAACCATGCTTTGCCATTCTGCCGTTAACGATGGCTTGCTCACGACCGCAACATTGGCAGATACCGCGTGTTTGAATTTGAACTGTTTGCATTTTGTTTCCTTTTTAAAAGACCCCGTTTGTTTAGGGCATGGATGAATTATAAGGTAACTTATAACCAATGCAAGCACTTTTTTAAATTATTTTGTAGGTAGTTTCCCTAGTTTACTTATTGTATTAGTTGGCTTATAATAAGGTATGACTAAACAAGAATTGTTAACAAAGGTACGCAATCAAACCGAATTAGCGGAATTGCTAGGCATTAAGCAATCCGCTATTAGCCAATGGAAAGACATTCCAAAGGCTAGGCTTTGGCAATTAAAGTTACTCAAACCTAAGTGGTTCAAATGACAAAAATAGAAAAATATTTACATCACAAATCTTTGATGATGGAACACCTAGCATTTGCGTATGCAAATCAATCGATGCAAGATTCTTTGTACCAACTGATTTGCTACCACTTGCACAAAGATTACACGCAAGGTTATTATTATTTTATGACCCATCAAGAACGCAAAGATTTGCAAACGATGATGGTTCTTTGATACAATTTTTGAAACACGGCTAGGTTGGACTAATTACCCAACCGAAAAGGGTTCACCCTTTCCCCTGCCGCAGTTTCTTTTTAAAGGGCGTTTTTAAAGCGGTGAATCATGGATTATTTTCCACATCAAATTGGCGACTTTGCTGAAAAAAAACCTATCAGTAAATTGCCATCAGTATATGTTTTGACTACGCAACAATTTGAATACATCAAAATTGGTAGGACAACAAATCTTAAACAAAGAATAAGCAACATTCAATCAGGTTGCCCATTTTTGTTATCATTTTGGTTGGGAATTAGAACACCTAATGATTCACAAGTTGAAAAGCATTTGCATAAGGCTATGCGCCATGCTCATTTACGCGGTGAATGGTTTGTTCCACAAGCCAAAGATTTAGATTACTTGTTAGATTTTTTTAACCTTACTAACCAAAATGTTAGGGAGGTTTCAAATGCACTACTTTAAGAAAAACATAGGTGACTATGCAAAGAAAACTGGTAGGTTATCTATGCTTCAACATGGGGCTTACACCCTGCTGATTGATTCATGTTATGACCGTGAACGATTCCCAACAATGGATGATGCAATTGAATGGACTTGGGCATCTACAACTGAAGAAATTGAAGCGGTTGAATTTGTTTTGCGCCGATTTTTTGTTTTAGAAGATGGTCTTTATGTTCAATCAAGAATTCGTGAAGAAATTGCCGAATACCATGCTAAAGCCACAACTAACAAACGGATTGCTGAAGAACGCGAAGCAAAGCGTAAATTAAAAGACACGATAAGTACACGAACCGTTAACGATTCGTTACCATCATTGCACGAACCTACACCTAACCAAGAACCATTAACCATTAACCATAAACCAATAGATAAGAACAAGCGCGGCTCACGCCTCGCTAATGATTTTTGCTTTACAAAAGAATGGGAAGATTTTTGTTTACAAACACGCCCTGAACTACACCCTACAAAAACCTTTGACCAATTTAAAGATTATTGGATTTCACAGGCAGGGCAAAAGGGCGTTAAGTTGGATTGGTTTGCAACATGGCGTAATTGGGTACGAAGCACAAACGCACCCAAACAAAACCCCGCCGACATTGCCCGCGTAACCGTACCAATGAACAATCGACCCGACCCCGCGTTAGAAAAGATAAAAGAAGATGCAAAACGCGCCACACCAATTCCGTTAGAAGTATTGGCAAAGATGGCGGCATTGAGGGCTAAAGCATGACACACGAAATGGCGATGCGAATATTGGACAGGGTGCGGGATGGGGTTAGTTACCCGCAATGGGTAATTCGCAAAGCCTTAGAACTAACTGGCGATATTGATGGACATGGAACACTTTAAGGATTGCGAAGCGCGGGAATGGATTGCCCGCTACCGCAAAAAGCATTTAGAAGAAGGCAAGGGCGAAGCAATCGAATGGTGGGCAAAAACCATTAAAGAAATTGCCGCCAAACGGGGGCAAAAGGTTGCCGATGATTTAAAGCGCAGAATGAATGAACAAAAGGATTTAAATGCGATACGCCGCAAGGGTTGATGCCAACCAAGAACAGATTGTTAGCGCACTACGCGCCGCGGGTGCTTATGTTTGGATTATTGGCATACCCGTTGACCTTTTAGTTGGCTACCGCGGGCATACATTCTTGGTAGAGATTAAAAGCACGAACAAAGGGCGGCTAACGCCCCTACAAGCCGATTTCTTTGAGAATTGGGGCGGTAGTACCCTTTCCCGCGTTGATAGCCCTGAAGCCGCCCTAAGAATGATTGGAGTTATTAAATGAACCCGCCTTACAAAACAGTAGATTTCATTTTAGAAAACGCGCCAAATTACGCAAAGGCTAAAAGTGAACGCATATACCTTGATGAATTTAGACGGGTGAAACGCGCTTTGCTGATGAAGCAAGCAATGGAAATGGGTTACGAAAGCGCGGCGGCACAAGAACGCGAAGCCTATGCCCATCCCGAATATGATGAATTGTTAAAAGGGTTGGCGGTTGCCGTAGAACAGGAAGAATTGTTACGTTGGAAATTGACCGCGGCGACTATTAAGGGGGAATTATGGCGCACCGAATCGGCTAACGAACGCAACGGCATTAGAGTAACGGAATAACCCTACACTTGCGTAGGACATATAAGCCCGCTTATAATTTAACCATGCCGTTGCATCACGGTCTAAACGAAAGAAGCAAAATGAAACACGCATCTACCAAAAAAAACAACCTTGTCGTTATGTTGGATGAATTCAATAATGTTTGGATTGACAAAACCATTCCATCTACTGAATTGCAATGTATCCGCTATGTTTGCCACAAGCATTGGGTTCACGCAATGGACAAAGGCATTGTAAAAATCGTTACCCTTGAACAATTTGCGCAAATGCCACAGGCGGTAGCGGCATGAGTTGGCCCTTTCCCCCGTTTCCAAACCCACAAGATAAGGGGCGTAAAACCCCCAAGTTCAACCCCGATAACTTTGAGGATGCGCCCGTATGAGAGATTACGAATTTACTTTTAACGCCACAACAGGCGCGGGCGGTGAAACCGTTACTTGCAAAATGTCATACGAACGGGATGAACATGGCCCGTACTTTGAAAGCATAGAAGATGTAACCTATGAGGGCATTAGCATCATGGGCGTTTTAACTGATGAACAATTTGCCGACCTAGAAATGGTTGGCGTTAACAAATTGCGGCAACATCTTGCAGAAGAAAAAGATAGGGCTTTAGAACCATGATGCCGCAAATAGACATTGGCGCACGGTTTGCCAATCACAAGTTTAAACTTTGCACCAAATGCGATATTGATAAACCGCCCGAAGGCGGCATAGACATGGGGCATAAATGGATTTGCCAATCATGTTGGAACAAGCGCATTACAGGCAAATACCTAAGACAAAACAGTAAAAATGCGTAAACGCACTAAACGAAAGTTTTGGACATTGCTAGACCCAATCGCGCATGGCATTGTTGGGGCTAGTTATACACCTAGACATTTGCTAGATAAGTTAAGGCTAACCGAATACGCCGCTTTGGAATCAATCACCAAAGGCAATGGCACGGTACAGGATTGGCGAACCCTAGTAGATGTTTTAAACCTTGCGGAAATGATGGCTAAGAACGGGGTCGGACCTGAAGTGTTACCCGTATGCGAGAAAGCCCAAGAAAGCCTACACAAAGCCGCTATACGCTACCAAACAACCCTAAAAATGGGATTAGATGGCGTTGGCATACAGGCAATTCGGGAATTACTGGAATATGCCGATTTGCAACAGGGAAGCATTACCCGCGCAGAATTTGAACGCTATGTGCAAAAAACAAGAAATTACATAAAATCAAACGGTAACTTAGTGGTAGAAATTGAATGAAATTCCCCAAGCACCAATACATCCGTAGTTCTGACCTATTACGCAACGCCCGCGAAATCCCATGCCAATATTGCGGCGCAGATGATGGAACGGTAGTAGCCGCGCATACTAACTGGCAAGGCGGGAAAGGTCGGGGCATAAAAGCCGATGACAATCTAATTGCAAGCCTATGCTACCAATGCCATGCCGAAATAGACCAAGGCAAAGGATTGACCAAAGAAGAACGTCAAAAGATTTGGCTTTACGCACATAAGGAAACGGTGCGAAAATTACAGGGATATGGCTTATGGCCTAATGATGTACCACTACCCGAAGGACTATGATGGTTAAATTCCGCGCAGAAGCCGCCCAAAGCGACCCCGTAATGCAGTTTGTTATGTGCCTATTGCATAGCGTAACCAACGCGCATATCTTGCATTTCCAAAGCCTGAGTTACTCTCAGCATAAGGCATTAGGCGCATATTACGATAAAGTAAGCGACCTAATAGATGGATTCGTAGAATCGTTCCAAGGTAAGTACGGGCTATTGACTAAGTATCAATCGGACTACCAATTGCCCGACAATAACCCCGTAACCTACCTAACCTACCTTAAAGAAGAAGTAGCAACCCTGCGCCGCGCATCAGGATTCCCACAGGATAGCGAACTACAGAACGAAGTAGATACGATTGCTAACCTGATAAACAGTACGCTATATAAATTGAGATTCCTAGCCTGATGCCATCAGTACCCACTAACGGTAAGTGTTCATCATTAGGGTGTAAGAACCCTAGAAGTAAGTTGAACACCTACTGTTTAGAACATGGCGGCATCGACAACATGGCAAGACGGGATACAGATAGCGCATACCAAACGCCATTATGGAAAAGTATTAGGGCAGTACAGATAAGCAAACAACCCCTATGCCAAGGTTGCCTATCACGCAACATAGTGGCATCAGCAAAGCATATAGACCATCTCTTTGCGTGGAAGCACATAGGTAGCCATGCGTTCAGCCGCAACATATTTCAATCCCTTTGCCACAATTGCCATAGCCAAAAATCAGGGCTAGAAAAGCAGGGAATCTACAGGCACTACGCCCAAGATGGTGCAAAAGACTACACAAAGAACGACTACGCATATTTGTTGCATCAATACAACACGCGTGTAGAATAGTAAGGCTTTTGTGTTCAGAAACTAAAAAATGTTGTATTTACGCCAAAG